TACAGATGATGATTTACTAGACACAGTGCAGATTGCAACAAAACCAAACACTGGTAATTTATTTAATGCTGTAAAACCTATATATGTAGACTCTACTCAAAACTACGTAGCAGCAGATGCACAGGTTTATCAAGATACAACATTTTTAAATGCTGATACACCAAGTGGGGAATCAACAGCTAACTATAAAAAACAGATGGAAGTTCAATTGCCTTTTACAGTTACAGATACTATGGCACAAAGACTTGGTAGAATAGCACTTAAAAGTCAAAGACAAACAACATCAATTAGTTTATTGGTAAGTCTTAAATTTATGAGACTGCAACCCAGTGATTGGGTGTATATAACTAATACAAGGTTAGATTATTCACAAAAAGTATTTGAAGTTATTTCTACGAATATGGAAATAATAGAAAATGATAATGTACCTTTAATGGGTACAAGATTGCAACTTAAAGAAGTAGCGTCAAGTGTATTTGACTTTGCTACTAATGACTACACAACAGGACAATCAGAAGGCAGTAGTGTAGGCACAGGAACATATGCAGTGACTGCACCAAGTAATCTTGCTTTAGCACAACAAACAAACAAAGATGGTGTAACAACTAAAGTAGATATAAAAGCTACTTGGACTAATAACTCTAGTGATAAGGTTACACTTACAGAGGTGGCATATAAGCTATCAACTGATGGTGCATTTACCTCAGACTTTACTGTAGGAAAAGGTGTTGCTGTAGCACTTCTACCTAATGTTGTAGTAGGAAAAACATATAATGTAAAAGCAAGGCATATAGATGTAAATGGTGTTGCTAGTGCTTATACCAGTCAAGTTAATATATCTATATCAGCACCAACAGATGCACCTGCTGCACCTACAAGTTTAACTGCTTCTTCTAGTGAGCCATTTAGTATTTTAGTTTCATGGGTTAATTCAACAAGTGCAGATTTAAAAGCTACAAAGATATATAGAAGAACATCTAACACTACACCTACAGATGATACTTATTTAGTAGATACCATATTAGGTGCTAATGGTAAAAAAACTACAAGTGTTTTTGGTCCACAAGATGGATTAACAGCAGGTACAACTTATTATTTTTGGGTTAGAGCAGTTAATCATTCAGATGTTCATTCAGCTTTTGTTGGTAGTGCTTTAGGTAATTTTTCTAATATAGCAGTAGGTGATATTGTTGATGGTGCTATTACTAGTGTAAAAATAGCAGCAGATGCAGTGACAAACGCAAAAATAGCAGTAGATGCAATACAAGGTGATGTAATAGCTGCAGGAGCAATAGTAGCAACTAAAATTGGAACTGATGCTGTAACTACTGCAAAAATAGCCAATGGTGCAGTAACCGAAGCAGTAATTGCAGCTGGTGCAATAACGACAACTAAAATAAGTGATGATGCTATTACAACTGCAAAAATAGCAGCAAATCAAATTACAGCTAGTGAGATTGCTTCAAATACCATAACTGCAGGTCAAATTGCTTCTAATGCAATTACTACAGATGAATTATCAGCAAACTCAATTACAAGTGCTAAAATTGCTGCAAATCAAATTACAGCTAGTGAAATAGCTGCAGGAACGATTGTTGCTGATAATATAGCTACTAATGCAATAACTGCTGTAAAAATTAATGCAGATGCAGTTACAGCAGATAAAGTAGCTGCTAATGCGATTGTTGCAGCTAATATAGTTGGTGGCACTATTACTGCTAACGAACTAGCATCTAATTCAGTATCAGCAGATAAAATTACATCAAATGCTATAACCACAGATAAGATTAATGCAGATGCTATAACAACAGCAAAGATTGCTGCTGGTCAAATAACTGCAACTGAAGTAGCAGCAGATGCTATAACAACAGATAAAATTGCTGCTTCACAGGTAACAGCAACAAAAATAAATGTTACTGATTTAGTATTACTTTCTAATGGTGGTGTTGTTGCAGGTAGTTCTATTGGTAACTTTAATAACAATAGTTTGCGTTATGCTCATGTAAATAGCATAGGTACTGGTGCAGGTTTTTATATTGGTTATGTAAGATTAGTTGGTGGCACAGGTCAGGTTAAAAGTATTAGTATGTTGTTTTCTGATGGAACATTTGGTGCAAGTGCATCAAATCAAATTAATACAACAGTAACATCAGGTGGAACAGACACAACAAAGTTAACTGACCGTGCTTCAAGTCCATTTAGATATGTAACTCCTGATTTAGATAAAATGATGGGTTTAATTAATGAAAGCAGACTAACTTCAAGTGCTGATACAACAAATATACCATTGGCATTTAGATATACAGGTACAGGAACAATTAATTTATTTATTTATGGACAAGGCGATGGTAATTTTTTACAAATAGGTTCAGCAGATGCTAGATTTATTAAGTTTAGTGCAAGTTAATTATGTCAGTTTTAAAAAGATACACAGCAAGTTTCACAGCTAATGTAATAACATCTAAACAGATTGTGTTAGATGGTAAGGTGTTAGTTACAGAGGTAGAATATACAATTAATGCTTATGAAACAGCTAATTCAAGCAACACTGTGACTGTATCAAATCAATATATAACATTTAATTATTTTGCAAAAGATACTTCTGATTCAGGTTTTGTAGAAATTACTGATGTTACAAATGACATTGTGCAAGGTTGGATAACAACACATTTTAATACTAGAGAATTAGAACTTAATGCATTACTAACTTATGCAGATACAGGTTTTGTGTCATCATTAGCAGATGATATAGATATAGACAATCCGTATGGATAAAAAAGGAGTAAATTATGGATAATATGGGAAGTGGTCGTTTTGGTGGCGACATGGATAGAAATGAAGTAGAAATGGATTTAAATAAGTTCATGGCTATGATTCAAGAAATTGGTGAACTCAAAGATAAAATAAGAGAACTTGAAGATGAAACCAATGTAAACCCTTGGCAAAAAGTCATACATCTAGCTAGAGCAGTAGACTCATGGCGTATCTTTCCAAGAATCTTTGTAGTGGTTTATATCTATCTTATGTATGAATCTGTAATTTGGTTTATGAATTTACCTGAACCTAATCTTGAACAATCAGCTTTAGTATCTGTTGTTGTAGGTGCTATGGGTGTTGTGTTTGGTGTCTATTCAGGTAAGTCAGGACAAAGCAAAGGGTTTAAGGGCGAAGACGATAAGTAATGGAAGCCTTTTACCTTATAGAAAAGGTAGGATTACCCATAGCTAGTGGTTTAGTTATGGGTTATTTTATATTTCTTATTATGAAACAAATGATGACTGGTTTAGTTAATAAGATTAAAACAGTAGAGGGTATAGCCAAGATGCTTATAACAAGAGCATCAATAATGAATAACGATATGATTCGCATTGATACAAGTGTATCTAGTGCTTTAAATTTAGCACCTGACCTAGATAGAATAGCAAGAGCAGAAAACTTTGTAGAAGATGGGAAGATAGATGCAAGGCGTGATTAATGGACATTGTTCTTTTAATAGAAAAGTTTGGGTTTACAACAGTCATGGTCGTTGGTCTTGGTTATTTTGTTTACTATGTTTGGATCACAATAACTAAAACAGTAGAACCTGCTGTATCTGAAATGCAGAAGACAATAATAAGACTCACTGACCAACTTCGCCTATTAGACCAAGATATGATACGATTACAACAGAAAGTTAATACAATCTTAGAACTAAAGGAGAGTGAAACTTATGGAAAAGAAGAAAAGAGGAAGACCAAGTAAAGCTGATATTTTGAAAAAGCAACAAAATGATGAAAAAAATCTTATGGCAAAAATAGTTGTTGTAATAGGTGTTATGTTGTTTGTAGGTATATTTGCTCAAAACCTTTGGTCAGACACTATTACATTTAAGTTTAAATCGCCTTCTTTTAGTGGTATTAATACTTCAAGTCATTATCTGACTATTGAAAACCAAGAGTTTAATCGTAGACAAACAATCAAAGATGAAATTAAAGCTGCTATAGAAGAAGCAGAAAGAGACAAAGAGAACTCTACAGTTCAAAGATTTATTCGTAATTTTGAATCAAGAGTATATGCAGAATTAAGCAGACAGCTTATTGCCAATTTATTTGGCGAGACACCACAGGATAGTGGAACAATATCATTAGAGGGTAATACAATAGAGTATTCATCTGATGGTACATATTTAACACTTAAAATAACTGAAGCTGATGGCACGATTACCAACATTACAATTCCTATCGGTTCTTTTACTTTCTAGTTGTTCTATATTTGATCAGTTTGAAGATACATACGAGCAAAGATTTAAAGCACATGATGTAGTAAGAATTGATGAACTGCATTCTAAAGAACTAGCAAATGTAAAAAAACCTATAGTACAACCTATAGTTGCTGTATATCCTTCAGCTTTTACAGATCAAACAGGACAAAGAAAAAGCAATAGCGAGTTTGCTTTATTTTCCACTGCTGTAACACAAGCACCCTACACACTACTAATAAGATCATTAAAACACGCTAGTAATGGTGAGTTCTTTAGAGTTGTTGAAAGAGTAGGTTTAGATAACCTAACAAAAGAAAGACAGCTTATTAGGTCAGCAAGAGAACAATTTGCAAAAGAGGGTGAAGAAAAGAATGTACCACCACTGCTATTTGCAGGTGTCTTGTTAGAAGGTGCTGTTATAAGTTATGATAGTAACTTGTCAACTGGTGGAGTTGGAGCTAGATATCTTTCAATTGGTAGTAGTATGCAATACAGAGAAGACAATATAACAGTTAGTCTTCGTATGGTATCAGTTGCAACAGGTGAGATACTTATAGAAGTGTTAAGCCAAAAAACCATATTTAGTTATGGAAAGTCAGAAGATGTTTTTAGATTCATAGAAATGGGTACAGAACTTGTTGAGGTTGAATTAGGTAATTCACGCAACGAGTCAACAACGATTGCTCTGATGAAAGCTATTGAAGGAGCAGTTTTAGAACTAATAAATATCGGATACGATAGGAGTTTTTGGAAACATGAAGAACTTAAAATTGATGAGCCTGTTTGCGTTGGTGATGACTGCATCGCAATTCGTGGCTAGTGCAGATAATGAAATCAGTATTGTACAAAGCGGTGAAACACTAAATCTTGATATTGAACAGTTAGGTATATCAAATATTATTGGTGGACTTAATGCAACATCAGGTGCAAGTAATATGACCCCATTAGACCTTGATGGCAGTTCAATGACTATTGATATAAATATGATTGGTAACACTAATAAATTCTTAGGTGATATTTGGGCAGATAGCTTTACTGGTTTTTATGAATTTACTGGTAATAGCAATACCTTTACTATACAAGTTGACCCAAGTAATACTTTTGGTGCTGACAGTTCAAATCAAAACATAGCTGTTACAGGTTCAAGTAATACTTTTACATTAAATCAAGGCACAACTGCATTAGCAGGAACTTTAGATTTAGATTGGATTATTCAAGGTTCAAATAATACTATAACCTCAAACATCAATATTGATGGTGCAACAAACTACATGGACATAGATGGGTCTGATAATACAGTTAATTACACTGGTACAGGTGTTTCAGCATCAGCAGGGGGTTACTTTTGGTTAGACCATACAGGTGGACAAAGAACATTCAATATTCAACAACTAAGTACACAAGATAATGACTGGCTCAAAGTTATTAGTATTGGTGGCAATGCTGCTTCCACTGTTTGTATTATCCAAAACGACCAAGGAACAAGCACAAGCTGTTAATATTGGTGGGATTTCTGAACTGAATGGTTCAGCACAAATAGTAAGAGACAAGCCTTACGATGCTAATTTAGAATTTGCTATCCAAAGCAATGATGAAGCTATTACTACAAATGGTAGAATGGCTATCACTTTTTTAGATGACTCTATTGTAAAGCTTACAGAAAACTCACAGCTTCTTATTGACGAATATATCTATGATGTAGACCCAAGCAAATCTAAAATGGCTCTTACCTTTGGCTTAGGTACAGCAAGGTTTATCACAGGCAATCTCAATAGAATAGATAAACAAAATATAAAGCTACAAACTCCAACAGCAAACATAGCAATTCGTGGAACAGATTTCACAGCTACAGTTGATGAATTAGGCAGATCACTAATAATACTTCTGCCTGATGCTTTTGGCTTATCTAGTGGAGAAATAGAAGTAGTCACAGCTATGGGAAGTGTCATACTCAATAAACCTTTTGAAGCAACAACTGTTAATGTGTTTGAATCAAAGCCAAGCAATCCAGTAATCTTAGATTTAACATTAGACATAATTGACAATATGTTAATTGTTACACCACCAAAAAAAGAAATAACTTTAACAGAAGAAGTTTCACAAAACTCTAAGGAAAATATACTTGATTTTAATGATCTTGATATAGATTATCTTGATGAGGACTTTCTTGAAGGAGATGAATTAGAATTTACAGAATTAGATATAAACTACCTTGACACTAACTTTCTTGAAGATTTATTAAATGTGTTAGATTCACTTGCAGTTGGTGATGATGA